CGTGAAGGTTTAGAAGCACACCAAAAGCGTAAAGCAAATGGCTTTAAGTTATTTGGTAGTTATTACAAAAACTTGTGGGATTAATATGATACCTTATTATTATCTTTGGCAGGCCAAGAAATCTTTGGAGTTGAATAAAGAAACAATTAAGATGATGGGCGATTCTACCAATTATATGTTAGAGGCACAGAAAGATATGCTTGAATTGGAAGTGGAACATTTCCGTGAAACATCAAAGAAGTTTACCATTTTTCTATTGACATTGGCAACATTCTGTGTTAGCCTAGGATACTTAATTAATAAAGGGATTATTAATGTTTACAAATTTATTGGATAAAATTAAAATGATTAATGTTGCTGGTTATTTTATTGGCATAATTATTGGTTCATTTATACTAGCAGGTGTTGCCTTTATTATGGAAAACCCACCATTAAAAGAATATGAAAATGGTATTCAAAATCGTTTGGTGTGGAATATTAAAGGTGAATGTTTCTTTGTTAGACCTGCTACCAATGCAGTATATTTAATTCGTGTTAATGATTGTGATAAGAAGTGATTTTGACTGAAGAATTATTGTTAGAGGTTCTAGATTCTAAATTTAAAATTCATCGTGATTCCAAATTAGAATCAGAAATTAATAATGAGTTAAAAGATAAAATTCATTCAGGACATACTGCGGTAATGCAATCAGATCACATGAAAAAACATGGCCACTCTGTGATTAAAATGATGAATCGAGACAAACATGTAGAATATCATTTTTCTGGTGCAAAAATGGATCAAAAATCTATGTATCATTCAATGAAAATTATTCACGATGATGCAGAACATCAAATTAAATATGGACGATCTATTAAGTTACAAGCAAACACAAAGAATCAACATAAATCATACCATAACTTGGCTAATCATTTAATTAAAAACCATAGCCATTTACAAGTGAAAGATGTTGGTGATACGGAAAAGTTAGATGGCACAGGAAAAGCAAAAACACATATCATCGAAGATGTAGGAATTAATTCTACAAATTTTTCGGATTTTATAAACAAATTAAGAGTAAAATATGAAAACAAATAAAGATTTTAATTTAAGTAAAGAATCAAAAAGAATTCTATCTTCTTTGGCAGGCGATAAGCGTAGCCACTGGAAGAAAATGATGATTGAAGCAGAAGTATCAGAAAAACGTGCCAAGTTGGCCAAATTAAGTACCAAGTCTAATCAAGGAGAAGAATGATGGGTTTATTTGTTGAAGTTCAGTCAATCGAAAAAGGTTGCGATGTTATTATTAATTTAGATGCAGTGGTTGAGATTGCTCCTTTGGCCGCAGGTGGTTGTGTGTTGTTCTTTGCTGACCAATCTTCAGCTGGTGGCAAAACATCTTTTAAAGTAAAAGATTCTTACGAACAATTCCGTCAATTTGCAATGCAACCTGTTTCATCAGAAGATATTGCTAAACGGTTTCCACCAAAAAACAAAACAAACAAACCAATTGATTTGGATATTCCTAAACTATAATGAATGATCTATTATACAATACATTTGGTTGGATTCGTGAAGATTGGAAATCAAATAAAGTTAGGTTCGTTGTTGAGATATTGGCGTGGGCAGTTTCCATTGGATGTTCTATTACAATGGCTCTCACCGTTCCTAACCCGCCGTTAATTATATTGTATCCAATATGGATTTCTGGGTGTGCTATGTATTTGTGGGCTGCTTATACTCGCAAATCTTTTGGTATGGTTTCCAATTATTTTTTACTTGTTACTATTGATACAGTTGGCTTAATTAGAATGCTATGAATATTAAGGAGAAAAAAAATCAACATCTTTTACCTCGATCCAAACCCTGAATTATGCGCTCAGTATCATGTAGATAAGCATACAACGAAGATGTGTATCGAGTATGCCCAACTCCTGTCTACCGCTCATCGTGTCCTTGACGGTGAAGAATACCGCAGGCTTTCCGCAAACAATAGGTCAATTAAAGCATGGCGATTACCCGATGGTCGTGAAGAACGCCTTATGAAACCCACCATGATGAACCACCCATCTGCAATATGGGTTCGACAGTCAAATAAGAACTATCTATGGCTTTATAATATGTGGGTTGAGTTACTAAAAGAATTCACATATCGTTATGGCAAAACTCATGCGTGTGCTAGATTGATACCAGACCTTGCGGTATTGCCTGCAAATATTCCAAATAAACCGTTTACTGGTCCTACACCAGCTATGCCTGATGAGTGTAAAGTTCCAGGTAATTCATTACAATCCTATCACAACTACTATGTAATGAGTAAACAACATTTGTGGTCATGGAAAGGCAAGATAAATAAGAGAACAGAACCAAATTGGTTTATTAAAATGGTTGAACCCTTATCTTATGGATACTCTTAATGCCAGCATATGAATTCAAAAACCTTGATACAAATGAGCTTGAAACTCACATCATGTCATATACAGTTTATGACCAATTCAAAGTAGACAATCCACATCTAGAACGATTTATTTCAGCAAAAAATCTTCCTGTTTTTGGTGACGGTACTCGTATGTCGGTACCGGGAATTGGACAGCCTCATGCAGCTTTTGAAACTGGTGTGATTCAGAGAATGAAAGAAACCATTCCTGGTAACACTATGTCTGGCCACAAAACAAAGAAGCCGAGAGAATGGTAATCAATAATCTACCCGCTTTACTCATCTACAAAGGAGTCAAATTTGATAACAAAATTGCCCCCGTAGTAAAAACTCAAAACCTATCCGATAACAATAACAATAGGGATTACAATGAGCAAAAAAAGAGGAATGTCCAAACAACAGCGGCTATATTACGAATATCAAAACAAAGACAGAGTAAAGCAAGAACTGATTGAATTTGTTAAACAACAAAGAGAACATGAAAACAATAAAGAAATATATATTAAATACAAATATTAGGATACAAAATGTTATTTGAGATTCATGCTGAGAGAAGTTCGGACGATAAAAAAATCTTTTATTATGATAATGAAACCAACACACTAAAAGATTCAGATAATAATGTGTTTCGTTATGAAAAACAAAATGATCAAAATGGTGCGCCATTTATACCTTTTGATAAAAACAATCCCCTTAAAAAATCTAAATTAATTACACATCTTAAAATCCAAATGGGTTTAAGTTGTAATTACTCATGCGATTATTGTTCACAAAAATTTGTTGAAAGAGCACCAGAAACATCTAAAAAAGATATTGATGCCTTCTTAGAAAAGTTGGAAGTATTGGAGTTTGATGAAGCTCGTGGCCTCAAGGTAGAGTTTTGGGGTGGTGAACCATTTGTATATTGGAAAACCATGAAGCCTCTTGCTGAAGCAATGAAAGAGAAATTTGCTGGTTGGAAAAACAAACCGCAATTTTCTGTTATCACCAATGGTTCTATTCTAACAGATGATATTATTGATTGGTTGATGATGATGAATTTCTCTGTGTCAATCTCACATGATGGACCCGGTCAATCAGTTCGTGGTCCTGACCCGTTTGATGATCCAGAACAAAAGAAACGATTGATTGGATTCTATCGTATGATGACCCGTTTGAAAAAAGGTATCAGTTTTAATCCAATGATGAATAGTAAAAACAAATCTCGTAAAGAGGTTTATGATTGGTTTGTTGATATGATTGGTGACCCAAACATCCAATTGGGTGAAGGTGGTATTGTAGATGCTTATGATGAAGATGGTATCACCAATTCACTACAAACTAAGTCGGAACATTTTGAGTATCGTAGAACTGCTTTTGCTGACATTTACACAACACAAGGTAAGATTGGATTTGTAAATATACTAAGTAAAATTGATGGTTTTGCTAGTGATATCCTAAACAATAAAAATGCTAAATTCTTAGGTCAAAAATGTGGTATGGACCAAGAAGATGTCCTTGCTGTTGACTTGCGTGGTAATGTAATGACCTGTCAGAATGTTAGTTCGTTAGAAACTTCGAAGAATGGTGAATCGCATCTTGGTGGTACATTAGATGATTATGATAATGTGAAGATAACATCGTCTACTCATTGGTCAAATCGTAAAGAGTGTGGTTCTTGTCCTGTATTACACATCTGTAAAGGTGCTTGTATGTTTTTAGACAAGAAGTTTTGGGATATCTCATGTGCCAATGCCTATTCTGATAATGTTGCCTTATTTGCTTTATCCATTCAAAACATTACAGGTTATATTCCGACACTAATTAAACAAGATGATTTGCCTCTAGACCGTCAAGATATTTGGGGAACAATTTTTGAACATAAAGAAGAACCCAAGAGAAAGATTATTCCAATCAAAGTAATTAGTGAAAAGATTGGTGAAATTGAAGGTGTTGAAGTATATGGCCAAGCTAAAATAAAATGATAGAAATTGTATTATATGCATTGGTGACTACGCACATCACTATTACATTTGTTTCCTTATATTTGCATAGATATTTAACCCACAGGCAATTTACTTTAAATCCTGTTCTAGCACATATCATGAGGTTCTACTTATGGTTAACTGATGGTGTTGTTGCTAGACCTTGGGTTGCTCAACACCGTAAACACCACAAGTATACTGATGTTACAGGTGACCCACATTCACCAAAATTATTTGGATTTGTCAGAGTGGTTTATCATTGTATGGTACCAAACTTTGTTAGATTATATCGTTACTTTGATACTGATTGGGCACTAGAACACTATGGTGCCGGTTGTCCTGATGATTGGCTTGAAAGAAAAATATATGCACCACACCCAAGATTGGGTTTAATATTATTTCTTTGTTTTGATGTATGGTTGTTTGGTTTTGTACCTGGATTTTTAGTGTGGTTATTCCATCTATTTTGGGTTCCATTTTGGACCACGGCTGCAATCTCAGGATTTGCTCACACTATAGGTTATAAAAACCCTGATAGCAAAGATAATAGTAGGAATCTGTTTCCAATTGGTATTGTTATTTGTGGTGATGAATTACATAATAACCACCACACGAAGCCAAACAATCCAAACTTTGCGCATCGTTGGTTTGAATTTGATTTAGGATATTTCTATATTAAGATATTTGAGAAATTAGGATTAATAAAACTAAAATGATTTATTTGTATTTGTTGCTAATGACCCATATTACAATTGTTATATTTTCTTTATATGTGCATAGAGGTATGGCACACCAACAATTCAAAATACATCCAATATTAAGTCATTTTTTTAGGATTTGGTTGTGGATTACAGATGGAACAGGTGTCAGAGAATGGGTGGCAATACACCATTCACACCACAAGCATTCAGATAAAGAAGGTGATCCACACAAAGGTTTTATTGAAGGTGGTAAGTTTGATAAAATGCTGTTTATTTGGAAAATATTTGTTAAGTCGGTAACAACTGGTTATAATGGGTTCGCAACCAAACAGGAAATGATATGGTATGCTAACCACACACCACAGGATTGGATAGAACGTAACGTATATGAACCATACCAAAGATTGGGTATATTTTTATTATTGGTTCTAAATTTGTTTTTATTTGGTTGGCCTGGTGCCTTGGTGTGGGTTATACAGGTTTGCTGGGTGACCTTTTGGATGACTATAATAGTTACCGTTGGTGCTCACCACTTAGGCTATCGAAATAAAAATATACCAGATAATAGTAAAAATCTTTTCCCGATTGGTATAATTATTGCTGGTGAAGAAATGCACCATAATCACCATATGGAACCAGCAAATGCCAACCTCAGGAAAAAATGGTTTGAATTTGATATTGGTTGGATTTACCTTAAAATGTTGAGTTTTTTGGGCTTAATCGTTTTAAAAAGATAATATAAATAGAAACATAAACAACAAAGAGTAATACTATGACAACACCTTCTAGCCAAATTGCTGTATCTGATGTTAATGCTGAGGTGGGATTAAGTTCCACCTATTCATCAGATTTGAACTTCCTTAATGGAAAAATTAAGCCGTCTATCAGACCATTGACACCTAATATGGCAGCTTTCCAATCAAAAAATTACTTTCAAAATACTACCGAAGGTAACTGCAACAACGGAAATTGTACCAATAATTGTAATTGTGGTAACATTGGTGGTGATAACTGCTTTATTAATGGTACAGTAAACTGTGCTAACTGCGATGACCAGTCATATTTACAACCAGGAACAAACTGTGCTTGTACCTATAATTGCACATATACCAACTCAGCATCACATGCTTGTAACTGTACCTGTGCTTGTTCTAAAATTATCTGTACTAAGTTGTATGAGATTGGTATGATGCCGTACAACATCTTTGCAGCCGATCAACAATATGGTGAATGGTTAAAGAAACATGACCGAGTGGTTTACAAAGGGTACATTAAGTGGGCTAGAATTGTTACATCATGGATTGATGGCAATGGTCCCGACTTTATGATTTGGATTAAAAATAAAGAAAAACGTTCCGAATCACAAAAGAAAGTCGCAACAGATTGGGCTCATAAGATTGCAACTCCGTGGTCTGAGCATATGGCATATCTAATGGGTGCTGTTAAAAACGACAATGTGATGGGTCGCATCATTATGAAGATTGGTCGACCAATCTGTAAGATTGTTTATTTCATGCCTAAGAAGCGCATAGTACCTGATGTAGTTTCTACATGGACAATGTGGTCATTATTTTTCTTCAGTTATTATGTTTCTACTGCGTATGCTAAACTATCTAAGAAATCTAAAGCATTAAAGAATCTAATTACACAGGAGCAATAAAATGGCAGTCTTTACTCCAAAAAATACCGACATAGTTTCACCTAAAGAATTTATAATTGAAGATGTAAATCTTTATACAGAACATATGGATTATTATTTTGATGTGCAAATAAATGAAACTGTAAAGAATTTTACGGTAGCAGAAATGGATGAAATGTTTCATATGTTTCATGAACATTCAGACATCATTAAAAAGATGTTTCATGTCAAGATTCCTCTTGTTGAGCATGTCTTAGGTAATCCTTGGCCTCCGGAAGAAATTATTAATGATCCTAGACACGAACACTTAGAGATTAAGGATTATAATTGTTGGATGATTAATGCTTACGAAGAATGGAAAACATCTAAAGGTTTATAATAATAATTGAATATGAATATAGTGAGAAATGACTGGTGGACAACACCAGTTTGGGAGATTCAAACAGAGTTTGATACTCAATTTAATAATGATTTGTTGAGAGAATCAAATTCAAGTGAACACGTTAATGTGTGGAACAATGATACCCCCACGATTAATAAATTAAAAGAATATACACTTCAACTTGTAACAGAGTTGGCTGCACCGTATATCTCACAGAACTTTAGAGATTTTAAATTTTGGCACACAAACGGGTGGATCAATTATAGTCCTCCAGGTATTCATATGCCTATTCATGGCCATGGTGGACCAAAGATTGCTTTAACCTATTATATTAAGGCACCAAAAAATTCAGGCGATTTATTATTGATAGACCCAAGGAACGGATGCGATTGGGATAATGGTAATGATGGTCTCAACGGCACAAAGTTTCAAAGAATTAAACCTGCCGAGAGTAAGATAGTATTCTTCCCTGGTTTTCTTTTACATATGGTAGAACCCAATAAATCAGATGAGGTAAGAGTATCTCTATCTACCAATATGGGTACATTTGATGGTGATAATGTAACAAAAAGAATATATGATTCGTTGGTAGAAAATGCCTAACTTTCAAAAATTAAAAAACAATTATCATATTGGTGAATGTGATATTCAAGATGTTCAAATTCAATTTGGTCATCAAATAGATAATAAATTTGTTGGTATACAATATTGTCATGTTGATTTTGTGGATAAGATGGCCATCATGAATATTATACCGAGAGAATATCATAAATGTTTTTGTATGACTATCATGCGAATTAATACACAGATACCACCACACACCGATAGTGGTATCAAATCAACCATTAATTTTTATATTAATACGGAAGATTGTAAAACCCAATTCTATAAATTTAAAAATGGTAATCCAAAAAAAGAACAAGTAGAAAATCAATCCAATGGTTACATCTTTGATATAAACGATTTGGAAGAAACGGATTTTTTTGTAGCACAACCTAATGAAGCATGGGTGTTGAATGTTGCCAATCCACATTCGGTTCTACCACAATCTCAATTCAAAGAACGATTGGCTATTGCCTTATCATCAGAATTGGATTATAATATGTTATGCGAGATATTAACCGAACAAGGACATCTATAATGTTTTATGAAAAATTAAATTTTCTTGAATTCAATTTTGAAAAATTAAAAAAAGATGTATTAAATAATGTATTTACTTTGGGCAACCAAGTCATTCAAGGTGAAGAATTTGAAACTCCACAATACCATGGTTTTGGTGGTTGGAGTTTAACGAGTAGAACTGGCGATTGGCAAGATGGATTCGAGTTTTTTCAAGCTGGTGAAAATGATAATCTGCAAAATAGCTATTTTCCTGAAGAAGGTGATAATTTTAAAAGTTTAAAATATTTGAATATTGCACATTCAATGGAATATAAAAATCCAACTCAAGCTTGTGTTGGTGAAATCGCTTTGTTAATAAAACAAATTGAAGATTTTGGATTAACACCTAGAAGAGCAAGAGTGACTTGTTTGAAAGCAGGTTGTAAATCTCTTGTACACTCTGATGGTCCTAAGTCTGAATATATTGCTCGTATACATATTCCATTGTTTACTAATTCAAAATGTGTGTTTATTAGCAATGGAATTGATTTACATATGGAAGAAGGATCTGCTTACATGGTGTGGGTAAATGACTGGCACCAAATTCGTAATGATTCAGATGAAGATAGATATCATATTATTATGGATGCTTATGATACAAAACACATCACAAAACATTTTAAATATGAAGGTGATATTTCTCAATTAGAAGATTATGCAAACAAATTTCGTGAGAATATCAACAATACAGTTTTAACACCAGAAGATATTACTCGATTCAATACTGTAAAACAACAATATGTTACCAAAAAATGATTTTTAATTTCTGCCCACCTAAAGTCCTTGCTGACTTAAAATCCGAAACCTTTCCTGATGGCAAACGTTACTACACACTAGAAGATGGTACAAAACTACCTTCTGTTACCACAGTTCTTGGTGCTCAGAAGAAACAAGGCATTATGGAATGGCGTAAACGAGTAGGTGATGTGGAAGCCAATCGAATCTCCAAACAAGCAACAGGCCGTGGTACAAATGTCCACACATTATGTGAACGATATTTAAATAATGATGCGTTAGGTGATATAATGCCGGATGCAAAGGAAATGTTTATATCGCTGAAGCCATTATTAAATCGTATTAATAACATACATTATCAAGAGTGTGCTTTGTGGTCTAAACAGTTAGGAATGGCGGGTAGGGTCGATTGTATTGGTGAGTTTGATGATGAGTTATCAGTCATCGACTTTAAGACCTCCAAACGAATTAAAACAGAAGCCCACATTGAAGATTATTTCTGGCAAACATCGGCATATGCTCTAATGTACGAAGAAATGATAGGTCGGCCAATTGATAATATAGTGATTATTATGGCGGTTGAAAATGAACAACCACTTTTATTTAAACAAAAAACCTCTGACCACATACACGGATTGGTAAAAGCCATTAAATTCTACCAGAATCAAGCTTGACAAATCGACAGGTAACATATATAATAGATACATACATTAAATATTAAAAGGACTTTACTTATAAAACTACAACTCTGGATCTGATGCAATAAGGATTCTGCCAATATCGCCGGTGACGCTCACCGATATTTTTTAACACTCCAAACTAAAATCAAATTCGCCAATGGAGACCAAGACCAAATTATCGGTCGTAATCAAAAAAAGGAGATATGATGTTTTTTATCAATATCAAAAAGTACAAATCATTATTAATTATATTAGGTGCTCTAATATCTTGTTACACTGCGCCTACAATTTCGGCTGAAATCACCAATTCGATTTCACAGAAACAAGTAAGTGCCGACATGCTTAAGCAAGTTGATTGCTTGGCTAAAAACATTTATTATGAAGCAGGTCACGAATCATATGAGGGTAAACTGGCAGTAGCACAGGTTACTTTGAATCGTGTAAACAGTCCAAAATATCCAAAAGATATTTGTTCTGTTGTTTACCAAAAAACTACCGATGAAAATTTGAGGACCGTATGTCAATTCTCATGGACATGTATGGTAAAAGAATTGGTAGCCAAAGATAAGTATGCGTGGGAAGAATCTCAAATAGTTGCCAAACGTGCCTTGACAGAACCAGTTTTACATGATATAATAGCACAAACAAACGCATTGTATTACCATGCAGTTTATGTAAATCCTGGTTGGAATAAAACTAAGGTAGTTAGACAAATAGGTAATCATATATTTTATAGTAAGATTTAATATGGCAAGTCGGGACGAAATAAAAAATTTTAGTATGTTGGTTGAAAAACTGGCGACAGATGAACGTCTAACATTAATGGATGCCATCTGTCACCATTGTAAAGAAACTGGATTGGAAATTGAGGTAGCAGCCACTATGATATCCTCTGCTCTCAAGGCAAAGATTCGTGAAGAAGCACAAGAATTAAATTTATTGAAAAAAAGTTCAAAACTACCAATATGACCGAGAATACAGGCTTTGCAGCATATGCCTTGTGGAATGCTTTAAAATTACATTTTACCTCTGATAGTTATGATTACTTTAAATATCACGGTAAAACCAATGTATCTAAACAATCATTTACCATTCGTAAAGACAAATACTATTTCTATAAACTTAGCCGAAAATATTCTTTGGAAGAATTAAAGAATTACTATGTGGCAAATATGATA